AACTGCATGTGGTAATAGAGACTCAGCTAGTAATCTTTATGGATCTGCAGGTATGACTATTGGTAGTATGAGTAAAACTAATTTATCTGGATCTGTTAAGGGTGGACTAGGATATAGTTCACATTTTCCATATTCTCCTATGACTGGTCATGCCGGATTAAGTGCAGGTACTAGATTTAAAGGAGATGAACAAAGTATGATGTTCAATAAGACATTTGATGCTACAGGATCTGTAGGAGTAGAAGGAGAACTGGGAGGTAATAGTTATAACTGGAGAGACCCTTGGAAGTATGGGGCAGGAATTTATGGTAAGCAAGATTTAGTGAATGGAACTGGAACTACCGCTGGTGTATATGGTCATCTAGGAAAATTATCTGGTAAAGTAGGTTATAACAAGAATACTGGAATAGAAGCTACTTTAGGTTTTGGTCTTCCTATAAGACAAACAGGAGGATTTCAAGAAACTTCTGGGTCCAATGGAGATACAACAGAGACTAAAGAGAAAAGTGCTCTAGATAGAGGAATGACACTTGTGTCTAGTAAAAGAGGTTCTGATGATACGCATGGTGATTACACCTATTATATTTATAAGAATGCTAGCAGAGGATCGTCATCTAACTTTAGGATATACGACACAGACCCTACATTACAGGTAGCTGTACCATCAACTATTGAAGATGTAAAGCCAGGTGAAGAGTGGTTTGAAGGTAAAATTAGAAAAAAGAAGAAGAAGAAGAAACCAATGTTCGATAACACAGAGATAGAAAAGACACATATAAAAGTATCTGGTAAGGATCCAAGAGCAGAGGCACCAGGAAGTATTTTTAGAGGAGATGGAACTTGGTGGGCGAAAAAACAAAAACTTTTAAAAATTAAACCTATATCAACACAATCTATACCAAGAAAGGAGGAAGAGAAACTTATGAAAGCAATTCCCCTAAAACTAGGGAAGGGAAAGCATTTTACACTTGAAAGAGTTGGACAAGGAACACATACATATCCAAAAGGAGATGACGGTTTAGCGTTAGTTAGGTTAAAGGATCAAGCTGGAAGAAGAATATTTGAAGGTAGTCAAGAAGAGTACTTAGAACAATATGGAGAACACCTCTCACGTGGTACTTCAGAAACTCAAAAAGGAAATAAAAAAACTAGACTTTATAAAAAAAAGAAAACAGGTGGATTTAATTCTTCTTATCAAAAAGGTGGATATAAAAATTATGAAGTTCCTAAACAAAAGGAACAAATGTCTTACGAGGAATTATTAAGAAGACAACGTTTCCAAGAATCTAGTTTTAAACACGATGCTGTTAGTCCTAAAGGGGCTACAGGTGTTGCACAAATAATGCCTGATACTTTAGATTATGCTAAAATGAAAGGATGGGTTCCTAAAAGTACTACTATGAAAGATCTTAAAACTTATGATATAGCTGAGAAAATTCAGATTAATTACATGAATAATTTAATAGATAGAGAGTGGGTTAATGGATCTGAGACAGTTAAGAGAGCAAAGGCTTTAATAGCTTATAATTGGGGGCCTAAAAATACATTTAATAAATTAACTGAATTAAAGAAAGCAGGAGTAGATATATATTCTGATGATTTAAATTGGTTATCTCATTTTAATGAGGAAAGTAGAGGCTATGTAGAGAGAGTTTTACAAGGGAAGGGTGATTTTGAAGAGCAATATAAAAAGGGATTAAAAGATAATATACCACTAAAAATGAAACATGGTGGGTTTAATAAATCACAAATGCTATATAATAAAGCATCTAGTAAAAAAACTAAGAAGTATAAAAAATACTAATATAATTTGTATTTTTGTAACCTAAACCAATAAATATATATATAAGATGAGTGAACCAAATAACAAAATCCAGCTTGACGACATCTCGTTTGATGACGTTCTGCAGGATGTAGCCCCCTCAGAAGGAATGGAGGATTTAGCTATAGCAGATCCTATAGAGGATGAAGTAGAAGATGATGATAGTATAAATGATGAACTAGAAGTAGACTTAGAACCAGATGAAGATTATGATGAAGATTATGATGACGATGAAGAAGAGTATGATGAAGATGAAGAGGACGATGACGATGATGAAGATGATGAAGAGTATGAAGATGATGACGAAGAGGATGAAGATGATGATGAAGAAGTATACGACCCTTCAGTTGTAAATGAAGTTCTTTCAAATCTTGGGTATGATCCTTCTAATGAGTTTGAAGATACTGCAGAAGGTCTAACAAAAATGACACAAGAGGTAGCTTCTAAATTAGCTGACGAACGAATTGATAATTTATTAGAAGCGTATCCTGTAGTTAAAGAGCATCTAGAGTATGTTATGAATGGAGGTAAGTCTAATACATTCTTAGAGGCTAATCATGCAGAAGGAGATTATGAGTTATTAGAGATAAAAGAAGGAGATACTAATACTCAAAGAAATGTTTTGGGTAATTATTTACATATGAAAGGTCATGATCAAGATTTTATAAATGAGCTTTTAGAAGATTATGAGGACAGTGGGAAACTTTATGGTAAAGCAGGTCAAGCTAAAGATGCTATGGCTAAATACCAAAATGAACATAGAACACAGATTCAACAGAAACAAAAACAAGAGCTGGCAGAACAAGAACAACATAACACAGAATTCTGGTCTGAGATTGCAGATACAATTAAAGACTCAAGAGAATTTGCAGGTATAAAAATTACAGAGAGAGAGAAAAGGGGTTTCTATAACTATATTTCTCAACCTGTAGATAAGGGGGGTAAAACCCAAAGGGACATAGATCATTTAGAAGCAGAAGTAGAAGTTAAATTGGCTGTAGATTATCTTATGTACAAAGGGTTTAATCTGGATGAGATTGTAGGGAAACGAGCTAAAACTCGAAGCGCTCAATCTTTAAGGGATAAACTTTCAAACAATGAGGAGGATTTAAAATCTAATAAAAGAAAAAGACGTAATGTTAAGAACGTTAATTTTGATGATCTAGATCTTTCCATTTAATTAATTCGACAACTCGCTCGCAGATAACGAGCTTTTTGTAATATAACTAAATTTAAAATAATAAAAAATGAACGGAACAAACATTACTGTGCAGAAAAATTACTACAATGATGCACAAATGACAGACATGAACAGTCTGTCTAACGCTTTAATGTCTAAGCCAACTGAGCTTTCTCCTATCATTACTCATCTAGCAGGTAAAGATGATAAACGTTTTCCACTATCTTTCTTAACAGAAGGAGTTGGTAATGTTAAGTCAATCGATAGATTAGAGTATGAATACAGAGTAAAGACTCACACGCTTAAGACACGACCTATTTCGGTTGCAACTGCTGGTACCATGGGTGCTGCTGGAGCAACTTTTGTATTAACATTCCCTGATAAATGGTTTGTATTTCCTTACGTACTAGTAAATAGTGTAGGAGACCAAGCTAGAATCATGCAAGAGCCAAGTCAGTCTGGAAACAACTGGGTTTACACTTGTCAATTAATCGATCCTGCTGGGGTTGGTATTACAGTTGGGGGATCTATTGGGTCTTTATGGGCTCAAATGTATGCACCTGTAGGAGTTGATTTCTCAAGAGGAAATGCTTCTAACTGGGAAACTCCAGGAAAGGTACGTAACAAAATTGGTACTGTAAGAAAGTCTTACCATATGTCTGGTAATGCTAAAGATTTTGTAGCTGAGTTTACTTTACCAACTAAAGGAGGTAAACAAACTAAGTTATGGATGGACTATGAAGAGTATACTCACATGTTAAACTTCAAAGAAGAATGTGAAATGTACTACTGGTATGGTCAAAAAACTTACGATGCTGCTGGACAAACTTTCATGAAAGACGAGAACAATCAACCTGTTGTTGTTGGTCCTGGTCTTTTAGAACAAATTATCAATAAGGATACTTATTCTACTTTAACAGAGACTAAGATCAAAAATATTATTGGAGACTTATTCTATGGAATGACTGATGCAGCTGCAAAACAAGTAACACTGTACACTGGTACAGGTGGTGCAAGAGAGTTTGATGAAGCTCTAAAAGGTCACTTCGGAAATACTAGCAATAGCTGGAAAATCGGAGGTGAAAATAGATTCATCACAGGATCCGGGAGATCACTAGGTATGAGTGGTTACTTTACTTCTTATGAGCATGTAGATGGTCATACAGTAAATGTAGTTAAATTACCATTATTTGATCATGGACCTGTTGCACAAGCACGAGCGAAACACCCAGTTACTGGATACTCTTTAGAGTCTTACAGAATGGTATTCGTTGATCAATCTAACTATGATGGCCAAAATAATCTTCAAATGATCTCTAAGAAAGGTCGTGAGATGATGAGATGGGCTGTTGCAGGATCAGTAGTGCCTAGAGGATTTGATGCTGGAACTTCTAGAGCTTCTGACGTGGATGGTGCTTCTGTACACATGTTGAAAACTGCTGGTATTGTATTGAGACGTTTCGATACTTCACTAGATATTCAATGTGTAGCGTAAGGCACAAACGTGCGTCTATATATATTGGTTTTTAATTAGGGCTGTGGGGGAGCAATCCCCCATAGTTTTAGTTAATAGTTATAGGAGAGTTATTCTTTACATCCGATTAATTTAAACTTTAAAAGAACTATTATTATGAAAAGTAAAAAAGTATTCCTTCGAAGAAAGGAACTAAACAATCATTTACCTCAAGAGGTAAAAGCTGAATCAATTATGAAAGTCAGTAGTGTTTTTGTAAACCGCCAACCGTTAAAAGCATTTGACCCTGAAGATGAAGCAAAGTATTTAAATGGAATTTTAGATGTAGCTCCAGATCACGTAGAGTGGCCTAAGCACACTAAGAAATTTTGGACTGAATTATCCATTCCTGTAGGATTTACAGGAGTTGAATTAGAAATTGGTACGGATACAAACGGAAATCCTCTCAATGCTATAGATTTTATTAAGTATAGATTTGCATTAAGACACCCTCATGTATCCTTAACTAAAGAGGAAATGGAAGTTACAACAAATAAAAGATTTTATATTCAGGATCTTTCTAGAGAAGACTCTAAAAGGAATAATGAAATACAAGTATTAAAAGATGCGGATAGAGAATTTATAAAATTATCTGCTGATGAAACTGCTATGAAGAGAGTTTTAAGAATCTTATCTGATGGTAATCCTGATGTATTAACTAGGGATCAAATAGAGAATAATCTATATGGGGTTAAGAACGCAAACCCTAAGAAATTCTTAAGAGTAGCTACAGATAAGAACTTAGAAACGATAGCAGAGATTGAAACTATGGTATCATCTGGAGTACTAAGAAGAATTGGTAATCAAGTTATCTTTATTGATGAAGTGATTGGAGAAACTCTAGAAGATTCAATAATTTTTATGAAAAATAAAAAGAATTCTGGACAATTAACTATAATGAGAGCTAAACTAAAAGAACTAGCACTATAATATGAATGTAGGAGAAATGCATTTAGCAATTCAGCAAGGGGTGGATAAGATCAATTCATTCCAAGCTGATATGCTATTACCCCAAGAACTTGATCTAGAATTAAATCAAGCACAATATAAATTTATCAATACTAAATATGGTAGAGGTAATAAATATCAGAAAGGTTTTGAACAAGGTCAAAAGCGTATTGACGATATTAGAACTCTTATTAAAGAAGCATCTCTTGCAACTAATTATAAAGGAGTTGTAAATAGTACTACTTGGTCGGACAGTGCAGTGCTCCCAGATGATTATATGTATTTAGTTAATACTAGAGCTCATCTACAGAGAAAGAAAACCTGTATACCACTTACAGAGGCTGAATTATTAGCTAGTCTATCTTTTATTAATAGCTTTGCTAATTTTAAATATTTTGAACTTCCTATGGATGATTTAATAGGATCAACATTAATTGATTCTGTACATGGATTGTATATGGTAGCGGATGTAAGTCATCAACAAATTGGTGGTACATACCCCCCAATATTACAAGCGCCTCAATATACTTTATGGGACCAAGTAACTACTACTCCTTTAGATGGTACTGAAGCTGGAGTTGCTGCTTTTAAAGCAGAGATAGAAGCAGGAGTAATTGGGAGTTGGTGGGGTGAATGGCAAGATTTACAGTCTGCAAAACGACCAGGAGGATTTTTACTTAGAATACATACGGCTACGTATCCTGCTAATAACTCTGATCCTTTTTTAGGAACTGTATGGCATATACTTGCTATAGATGGTAATGGTAATGAGTTATATCGAGCTCCTTTAACTACTGTTCCAGATTTTCACCAACATCGACTGTTAGAAAATACACCATTAACTGCTGCTGAGTTTGAACGGGTATATAGCATAGCAAAGTTTGTTCAACAAGATGATATATATTCTTTATTAGATGATCCTTTTAATACAACAAAATGGGAACAACCTTTATATACCATACGTGAGAACAGATTAGACTTTTACACTAATGATATATTTATAATACCAGAGGTAAAATTAACATATATAAGAAAACCGGCAGAGATTTCATTATCTTTGCAAGTAAGCTGTGAACTACCCGAGCACTCTCACAGAGAGATTGTGGACATGGCCGTGAGTAGTATCTTAGAAACTATTGCAGATTCTAGATATAAAACTCATGAAATTGAGGTAAATAAAAACGAATAGTAAAATTTAAAAAAAAGAAAAAATGACTAAACAAATAATTTTCGGAGACGATTTTGTAGGAGGTGCTGCTGGTGCCATTACATTTGAAGATCAAGCTGGTACTGTACTAGTTAATGCTGCTGCTGTAATAGCTGCAAAAACATTTAGAGTATTAAGATTTGGTAGTAATGTAAAATCTCAATGGATAAACCAAAAAGATATTATTAATACTACTACTGCAACAGGTGCTGTTTCAACTGCACAAATCGCAAATGTAACTTTAACAGAAGACGCTACAACTCCAGACGTAGGGTATTTCAAACTTATTGATACTTCTGCTGGAATGGAGCCTTTCAATAGAAAAACATATGAAATTCCTTTGGCTACTATTGGGGGTGCTGCAAATGCTATCGCTGTATATTTAGCTGCTGCAATTACTGCTGACATGCCATCTTGGATCTCTGCTGCAACTGCTCCAGGTGCGGGTGTACTTACAGTTACCGGTACTACTTTTGCAGGAATGCCAACTGATACAGTTATGACTAATATTCAGATCGCTTTTGATCCAGGTACTTCAGTTGCAACTTGTACAGTTCCAGCTTTAACTGCTGGTTCAGTAGGTGTAGGTGATGTTGAGGTAATGTTAATACAAGAGAAAAACTTCTTAGGTTCTGGTGTAGGTGATTACGATAGAGCTACTTACTTACCAAATGGTACAGTAACTTATGCTTCTGCTGGATTCCCTTACGAGTTGAATACAATTACATACAAGAATCCTACTGTCAACCAAATTAATGGTGTGGACAATGAAAGAGTCTTAGTATTAGCTGTAAGAAATTCTGCTGTTGCTACTGCTCCTGCAGCTGCTTTAGTAGATGCAATTGTAGCTGGTATATAGTAGGCTAACAACTTTATAAGATTATAGGGGGTGAAATACCCCCTATATATCTTTTTT